ATGAAGTCACCAATATGATGCTGGTAGTAGTGCATACAATTTCCACTTAAAAACCCACTTAAAAGAAACTGCGGCAGGGGATTAGTGGGAACCCTTTTCAGAATGGGGATCAATCCATTCCTAGCCGTGTTTCAAACAATGTTAAACCATAAACCATTCAGGGCGCAACGCTTTTAATTGCCATACCCTAGCGACAGGCACAGCATCACCCCATTGGCTGATGGCGGCTCTTGTGATGCCCAGCAGTTCTGCCAAATTCTTAGCAGACCCCGCATTTTTTATAGCTTGCAATTTTTCCATATTTGCATATTAAGCCAACTTACACAAATAGTCAAATACCCGACAAAGTTAAGGGGGCTTTATAAATAGTTGTTGACAAGCTAGTTTAGCTGGCTTAATATTCACCCATGCCCTGACAAATTGCTTGGGGTCTTTTAAAAGGAAATCAAAATGTCTACTCAATATCTCTCTTGCGCTGAAACTGCAAAATTAGTTCGTGCCGCCCTCAAAGAGTCTTTCCCCGGCATCAAGTTTTCTGTGCGCTCTAGCACATACAGCATGGGCGCATCAATCAACATCAGCTACACCAACGGCCCAACTTACGATGCTGTAAAAAATGTTGTGGCAATGTTTGAGGGCGCTTACTTTGACGGTATGACCGATTACAAAGGTTACAACTACAGCAGTCTGGACGGTGTTGAGACTAGCTTTGGCGCTAACTACGTTTTTGTTAGACGTGAATTGACTGTAGAAGTTATGCAAAGCGCAGTTCAAGCCGCTTGCGAATATTACTGTTTGCAAGTGCCAGCCATCAAAGACGGTTGCCAAGGCGCTTACATCGCTGACTCTATTGATTACAACGATCAAAGACGCATTATGGATCGGGTTTCTGCTCTCAGTTTCTGCGAGACACAGCCTAGCCCCACATTGGCCCGTGTTGCCTTTTTAGGTGATGACGGTTACGGCTTTAATTCTGTTGGACGCATGGCCGCTTAATTAACGGGGCGCAAGCCCCTAAAGGAAAAAAATGATTATTTCTCAAGTCTCAAGCCAAGTGGCAACATTTGTAAATGTTTTAGATGGCATTGCATCTTTGGTCACTAAGGTTTCAAAAGGTTACGCAGTCACTTTGATTGACACAGACGCAGAACAAGTTGTGACTACCAGAATTTACCCGCCAGCCATGTTTGATCAGGCTGTTGCATACGCTCAAAAAATCGCAAATATTTAAAGGAAAAATCATGCAAATTCGTAAAGGTTCTTTTGGCTGGACAGCTGACACAGTTGTTTCAATTGATGATGAAATTCGCGTGTGTATCACTACCATGAAACGCAGTAGCGGCATGGTAACAACCACGGCCACTTGTAGCCGCAAAGAGGGTGAAATGTATTACTTCACCGCTTGCAAAGATTACAGAATGACTTGGGCTGTATCGCCAGCCAAAGCCACACAAAAAGCAATCACTACTCAACATGAATCAGTTGTTGCACAAATTGAAAAAATAATTGCTGAATGTGTTGTTTTTTACGCAAATCTTAGGGAAACCACTAATTAATTGTCGTTAAGCTAGCTTATAATTCATTCATGCCCTAGCAAATCGCACAGGGTCTTTTTAGGAGGTCTTATGACCGATTTCACTTTCTCTCCCGCTGACTTTAATGCTACTGAAATCACAGTAGTCGCCAACACACCAGATGGTTTGCAGTATCTTGCAGAGCGTTATGGCTTTGCTTGCATTTCTATCAACATTCGTAAGTCTGCCGCACCAGACCTTGCTGATAGTTTTGAGTTTCAGGGTCTTAGCTACTCTTAATTAACAGGGCTTCGGCCCATTAAGGAAACACAATGATTGACTACAAACTCCAATACCATTTTGATGAATACGTCACTTATGACAATGGCTTAACCATTGAAAAAGTTAGAGTCGGTTATGACTATTACCCAGCAGAAATCAATATGCCACATGACTATGACTCAGCAGAAATTTACGATGTGTTTGTCTATAACTTAAAGGGTGATGACATTTCTTGCGATTTGCCATTATCTGAATTTGAACACGTTGTGTCTGAGGCCAAGATTCATCACGCCCGTATGTTAAAGGAACAAAATGAAATCTAAGATTATTCAAACACTTGTTGAATGCGTATTAGCCATCATCATTTTTGGCGGCATTGGCGTAATGCTAGCTTGGCGGGGTTGACCATGATTGACAAGATCAAAGACTATTTACGTTTGCCATCAGCTAAAGAACTGGCGGCCAAAGAACTTGAAATGGCACATCGCAAGCTATTAGTGGCTCTCAGCGCTCAAGAATATGCAAAGCGCATGGGTGACTATCACCTAGACCGAATTAAACGCCTAACGGCTTATTTAAAGGATGAAACATGAAAGTCTATCAAGCAATTAACGCAATACAGGCTGACTTAGCCAAAACTGGCATTTCCAAAGACCGCGTGAACTCTCAAGGCTCTGGATATAAATTCCGCGGCATTGACGATGTGTATAACGCAATCAGCCCATTGTTGGCAAAGCATGGCTTGTGCATTTTGCCCCGTATGCTTACCCGTGAATGTACCGACAGAATGAGCGCCAAAGGCGGCAATCTATTTTATGTAGTTGTGGAAGCAGAGTTTGATTTTGTAAGCGCAGAAGACGGCTCTAAACACACCGTTAAGACTTTTGGTGAAGCAATGGACAGCGGAGACAAGGCAACCAACAAGGCAATGAGTGCCGCTTACAAATATGCCGCATTCCAAGCGTTTGCTATTCCTACAGAGGGCGACAATGATGCCGATGCTGACACGCATGATGTTGTACCAACAACCATTGACCCAGACAGCATGACAGACTTGTTTTTAGCCATCCACAACGCCAAAACAAATGACGAACTTAAATTAGCTTACAGAATAGCTTATGCGGCTTGTGATGGTGATAAGGCTTGGCAAATGAAAGTAATTGCGGCAAAAGATGAAGCAAAGGGGAAATTATGAACACAGAAGATGATGAGTTTGACCGCATAGATCGTGAAAACAAATTGAAAGGGCAACCCTATCACTTTGCACCACAGCGCACATGGGTAGGGCTGACAGATAAGGATAGGTTTGAATTGGCAAAGGCTCAACATGGTTGGGAAGATTTGCTTATTGCGGCAGAAACTAGACTTAAGGAGAAAAACACATGATTGAAATGATTGAACAACGCTCAGACGCATGGTTTGAGGCGCGCATTGGTAAAGTTACAGCATCCCGTGTGGCTGATGTGATTGCCAAAACTAAAACGGGCTTTAGCACCAGCCGCGACAACTACATGGCGCAATTAGTCTGTGAACGCCTAACAAATCAAAAGGCTGACGGTTTTACAAACTCAGCAATGCAATGGGGTACAGAAACAGAACCCTTAGCCCGGCTGTCTTATGAAGTCGCCCACAATGTTTTAGTGGATGAAGTGGGGTTTGTACCTCACCCGTCAATCATTATGGCTGGCGCTTCTCCTGACGGGCTTGTTGGGGATGATGGGTTGCTAGAAATCAAATGCCCTAATACGGCCACGCACATTGAGACTTTGCTAAGTCAGACTGTGCCGGGTAGATACAACACGCAAATGCAATTCCAAATGGCTTGCACAGAGCGTAGCTGGTGTGACTTTGTGTCTTTTGACAATCGTCTGCCAGAGGAACTTCAATTGTTTGTTAAACGTGTTCCGCGGGACAATATGTATATCAGGCTAATGGAAGATGAAATTGTCAGATTCTTAAATGAACTTGATATAAAAATTGCTCAACTTATGGAAATTAAAAATGTCTAAAACTCTAAAAATTGTCAAAGCCTCTATTGGTTCTTACACAGACAAAGACGGTAAAACAAAACACCGTTACCGCGCAATTGGTAGCGTCATTGAAACCAAAGCTGGCGAAATGCTGATCATTGATGTTGAGCCGCGAAATTGGGATGGACGGGCGTTTTTGAATGATCCCGAGGATACCTACAAAGGTTTGCCAAAGGATGATGACATAGATTTTTAAGTTTACGGGGGGAAAGCTGTGCAAAGGATTTTCCTAGCTTGCAGACGAGCAGTTAGTACCCCCACCCATTAGGACTAATCATGGACTACAAAAGAATGTTTGACAGAATATTTCCCGAATTTCCAAGAGTCAGGGCCAATGACCCTTTGACCTCATTTGAAGCCGCGGAGTCGATCAAAGACGCTGTGTCTCAGCACCACCAGACCATTCTGGATTGTTTGCAAAAACACGGTGCATTAGGCAAAGATGGCATTTCAGCCCGTACAAACTTAG